GTAACTTTTCGGTTACAAATTGGTTACAAAATGGTTCCTATCAGGTCGCTGTGAACCCCATACCATCCTTCCCGTATGGGGAGCGACAGGTACCATCCCCAAGGTTCCTCGTTGTAGTCCAGGTGTGGGCGCCTGGCGGCCAGTAGGTGAATCAGGTTCACGCGGCCTGGTCGGGTGTGGGCTTTGAGGTGACAGGCCCTGCAGAGCAGGGCCTTGTTCCTCTTGTCCTCGCACCAGGGGGCGGGGTTCTTCTTGTTCGTGCGGCCCTTGGGTATAACATGGTGGTCGTCCACGGCGGGCGCCCCGCAGATTACGCACGACACGGCGCCCCCTCGGTGCATTTCCCCTCGGTGCATTTCCCCTTGGCGCCACTTGGCGGTTCGGCATCCGTGTGGGCCACGGCCCAAACCCCGACAGGGGCTTCCAGGAACAGTAGTTTGCTCCCCTCGGCCCTGGCGCCTGAAATGAACTTTCCCAGTTCGTCCCAGTGGCCAGGGCAAAAGGTTCGCTCAATCTGGCCCGGAAGGCTGGCGGCCCTGGCCACTCGCTCACAGAAGGAGCATTTGACCAGGCTCACCATTCGATTACCCTCACGTTCCCCCAATCCCCCTCAAAGCACCAAACAATCCCCATGGCGTAGGATTGCCATACAATCTTGTGGTCGGAATCCTTCAGTGTGGCTTCCATCTCTGACCCCATGGGGGCGCCGAGCCTTTTCTCTTGGGCTTTCTTGTACAGGGCGGCCCCCTGGTTCCTGGCGACGCCCCTGAGCACCCATGATTCGGAAACTATGGCCCTGGAAATCACGTCGTCGGCCAGTGGGGCGGGCGCCCCTGGCGGTTCCGGCTTGGGCGTTGGGTTGACGTGCATGGCGGCTACTACTGGCAGTTCCTTCCCAAGTTGGTACCAGGACTGTTCCTCCCAAGTGGGGTCATGGCCTCCGGCGTCCTTGTTCACGAAAATCCAGGACGCCAGGGTGAAGTAGTGGGCGGGGGTGTTCCGCTCAATCCAGTCGTACATGGCGACGGTTCCTTCCGCCTGTTCCTTTTCCCCGTAGCCAGGGTATCCGGCGTCCTCCTGGTACCAGGCCCCTTTCGGCGGGATTCCCCCCTCTGTCCCCAGGATGGGGACGTGCTGGCCAAACGCCTCAAAGAACAGGCGGTCGAGCGCCCTCCATCCTGTCACTCCATTGTCGTAGTTCATCACGGTAACCCCTGGCTCTCGCGCTTGGGCCTTGGGGTCGTCGGGGTACTCGAAGTGCCAAACCCCCTTTTCGTCCCGGTACCAGTGGTTCAGGGCGTAGTCGTGTGTGGCCAGGCCCATCCCCTCGATAATCAGGGTAGCCATGTCGGCGGCGCGGTTCTTCTTCAGCCAGGCGACGGCGGTGGTGTTCCACGGAATACTTCCGCTTTCCTTGTGCCATCCGCATGGCGCCAGGGGCGGGTACAGTGGTATGCCCCCCTGGCGGCAAATGGCCATGGCGTTCTCAATCCAGTCGCTCATCACCCGCTCAGGGCGGCCCCCCGCCTTCCACTCGCCAGGCTTCCACTCATTGGAAAGGTTCGGCTCACAGTTGTCTTGGAAGTAGCGAACCCCTGTCTTCACCAGGGCGCGAACGGCGGCCAAGTTCCCTTCATCCAGGCGGCCAGGGTTGGGTTCGCCCCTGTACAAGCGGACAATCGGGATGATGCCCTCGGCCAAAAGGGCTTCGCACGTTTCCTGACTGGAAGTTCGGCCATCCGAGCCAACACTCCCCCCGTCCAGTAGAACGGCCCAACCGAAATGACACCTCCGCACGCGGCTCACCCATTCGGCCAGGGCGGCGCCTGTTGGGTGGTTCGGTACTGGCCACAAGTGTATGCCCCTCTTTGTCCCGCTCGGCGGGTGTGGGTACAGTTCCAGCTTCATGCTCTTCCTCCTAGAATACGGGTTATTTCGGGCCATCCGCTGACCCTTCTCACGTTTCCCCCTACGGGGTAAAATTCGTTCCACGGTTGCGCGAACAGGTACGCGACACGGCTCGTCCAGGCCCAGGCGGCGCAGTTCTCCCATCTGTCGTCAATCAATATGTCGGCCCGGACGGCTGGCTTTACATCCGCGAACACCATGGGCCATCGGAAGCCATGGTTCAGTAGCCAGTAGCGTGTCGCCCTCTCTACGTGGGGCGGGCGGGCGGTCACAATGACTATCTTCATCGTTTGGTAAATGTCAAGCAGGGCGTCCCTGGCCCCTGGTACGACGGGAACCCTTTGCACATTCTCAGGGGTGGCCATGAACCGCTCTATCTCTTTGCCAACGGAAAAGGCCCCGCTCTTGTAGTTCCAGTTCGTGACATGTCTCTCTTCCACGGTTACGCCAGTACGCTTCCGGAAGTCGCTCAGCACAGGGGTGAGCAGTTGCCCCAGGACGCCATCCAGGTCAACGGCCAGGGTCTGTACCTTTACGGAATTGTTCACTTGGCGCCTGGTTTCTTGGTGGCGCCCCATTTCTTCACCTCATCCTCATGGGCCGCAAGGAACCCTACCATGATTCCCTTCTCTCGCGGCGCCTTGCAAATGTCAATCGTGAGACAAACCAGGTACGGCCCAACACGGAACGTCAGGTGTCGCGTCATGAGAAGGCCCAACTCTTCACGGCGCGGGCCATGGCGGCCAGGGCCTTCCAGGCGGCGCCAGGGAACCCCCAACCGAGGCGGAGGGCGATTCCGGCAAAGAACAAAAGTTGCATCACGTCCAGGAACCAGGCGCGGTTCCCGATGAACAAGCTGGCCAGGGTGTTCACTTTATCGGCCCTCCGTTCAGACAGTTCGTACAGTCCCCGTTCGGGCTGGAAAGGCGGACACAAAGTTGGTAACACGTCGCGCAGACGCGACAGGTGTAGCCCTCAGGGCAATCGGCACTTGTAAGGCATCGCTGGCATAGGGCGGGCGTCGGTGTCGGCGTTGGTGGACAAGCGGCGCTCCCGCAGGGCGTGGCCTGGGCTACGGCCGTAGACAGGGCGGCCCACGAATCATACGCCTGGGCGCATGTTTGCATGACGTCGGGCATAACGGTTTCCCATACTACGACGGTGGCCTCCATGTCCGCGACGCGGGTGGCCAGGGGCGCGAGAGTTCCCTGACAGTTGGGCGTCGGCTCAGGCGTTGGGCCAGGCGTGACGGTTCCATCGCAGGACGCGACCAGGGCCACTACGGCCACAAGTGCAAAGAGCCAGGCGCGTAGGCGGTTCATTGTACGCCTCCGGCCAAGTCATTGACCACGGCTACGGCCACGACGATAGTGGCGACCAGGAAGGGCAGTATGAGTATCGTGAGGGCGGCCCTTTGGGCGGCCAGAACCTTCTCCTTCACGGTGGCGGCGCTGGCCAGTTTCCGCACGTCCGCTCCCAGTTCCTTCCACGGTTCGCGGACGACCTCGACAACGAAGATGAACAGGGGCGGCCCCAAGAGGACGGTCAGGAGGGCCGCAAATACGGCAAACCAGGTATTCGCGATACGCTCGGTCATTCTATCCTCCTCACTATAACGTGTTGTCGCCCCTTCCCCAGGGGCGCGATTCGCTGGAACGCTCCGCGAGACAAGTCCACTAGAACGCGGTACTCTTTCAGGTATCCGGTGTCCATGGCCTGGGCCACTACGCACCCCTCAAACTGGGTCGCCCTGGGCGTACAGACCTGGAACCAGGCCCCCTTCATGTCGGCCCACTCCGTTATATCCACGGCGAGGGTCATGGCCAGGGGGTCAAACCACTCCCCGCTCTGCATCCGCGAGGGGGTGGTGTTCACTCCGTACCAGGTGGCGTCCCCGCTCCGGGTCGGCCCCACGGCGCCATACACGACAGGAATCACGGCGGTGTAGTGGCGCGGCCATGGGCTTCTGCAGAATAGGAAGGCCCAAACGGCCTCCAGGGCCAGGACAAGGTTCACTGCATCACTCGCGGGGGTGGGCTGGCCCAGGCGCCAGGCGTGAACCTGGAACACGAGTTGCCCCCCTTGTCCCAAGTCTCGTGACAATCCCTACCCCTCGTTTGGTTACACTGGGAACAGGAAGCGCCAGGCGGGGCCTCGTCCTCGTCCAAGAGCGACACGACAAGCGGCTCCCCAGGGACAACCTCGTCAACGAACATGGCGATGACGAAGGGCTTTGCCTCTTTCTTGCAAAGGCGGAGCGCTTCGGACTTGGCGGCCACGAAGGTTTCGTGAACCACGTTCGCACAGAACGGCGGCCCCTTTTTCAGCACGACGTATTTCATTCTGCCTCCTCTCTTGATAGCATTCCCCAGGTGTGGTCGGCCAGGTTCACGACCGCTCCCTTCTTTTTCAGTTCGGTCATTCTGGCCCGGACGCTCGATTCCTCGGCGTCCAAGGCGGCGGCCAATTCGGCTACGGTCATGGCCCCCTGTGACAACTCCACCATTATACGGTCGCGCATGGACATACCCTTGGCCAGTTCTGGCTCTTTGGCCAATTCGCTCTTGTCCAGGCGGCGAACCTTCACGGCCTTCAGGTGCTCCTCTTCGTTGACAAATTGTAGCTCCAGGCCATGGCGGGCCAGTTGGTGTCCATTGTTTATCTTCACGTTCGTAAGGGCGATGGCAATCTTGTCGTCTACGGGGTCAACCACGGCCTCACAGTCCCAAACAATCCGAGCGGCGTTGGCGTAGTAGACCGAGCCGAACAGGCGGTCTTTTTGGTTCTCGCGGGCGCTCCCCTTGCGCTTATGGTGTACGCACAGGGTTGGCACTTCCAGGCGGTTTATCGCTGTGAACAGGGGGATGACAGTGGCGGCCTCCTCTGGCGGCCCGTCCCCTGCGGCCCCCAAACTGTCCACGATGACCAGGCCAATACCGAGCCTGGCGATTTCCTTCCGTATGGCGGCGGCGGCTTGTGGTAAACTGGTTTGCATCTTCCGGTAGTAGATGGGCGGCCTGGCGGCGGCGTCAATCCCCATCCCCGCGCACAAGGCGGTGAAGCGCTCGGCGTGTATCTCAGGCGACGTCTCGTAGTCCAGGTAAAGCACAGGGGCGCATTTCCCTGGGCGGCCACTGGCGTCCTTCGGCCCCAAGGCGACATTGAGGCCCATCCACAAGGCCAGTACGCTCTTTCCAGTTCCGCCTTCCGCGAACAGAATGGTCGGCCCCCCTGTTTCCAGGTAGGGGTACAGTAGCCAACGGGGCTTGGAGTACGGGTCTACGTCCCGCAGGTCAATGGTTGGCGCCCCCTCCCTGTACAGTTCCACGGCCATGTAGCAAAGCTGTTCCAGCATCCCGGCCCATTCCACGTTACTCCGCCTGGAGGTCAGGGCTTTGGCCAGGGTTCCGCGGGCCTGTGAGGACATGAGGTTCAGCCTGGCACAATGTAGCAATCCGGCGTGAGCCACGTCCAGGCTTCGAACTGTCACTTCGGCGGTTATTTCGCCATGGCCTTCGTAGAAGTAGTCAAGCGACGCCTGAATCTCAATCGGGTAGGGCCACTCAAAGTCCAGGCAGTCGCCTCGGCGGGTTATAGCTGGCTTCATACCTCAACCCCTCCCAGGCCAGTGTCCTTCCCCCGCTCCCGCCAGAACCGCTCCCAGTCAGCCTTCATCTTTCGTTCGGCCAGCACCCGCTCAATCTTGTCCAGGTAGTCTTGTGCCACTATGGCGTCGCCCCCGCTCAGGCGGCCACTCTCCAATGCGGCCCTGGTCGTTGCGGCGGCCTGAGCCAGTTCATCGGTCGGCGCCAGTTTGATGAGTACTTCGGGCGCCAGGGGGCCTCTCCGTGCTAGTATTTCGGCCTTGCGGCGCTTGATGTACTCGGTAGTGGTTTCCTCCCTCACTTGGGCGGCCTTTCGGGGTCGCCTTTCTTCAGGCTGGCGTAGAGCCACTTGGCGTTGCGGCGGGCGCTCCTGGAAGCATTGTGGCGGCGCTGGCCCCTTTGGGCGCTCATCCAGTTGTGGCGCGGGTGACGCCAGGGGTGTGCGGAGTGGTTCACTTGACTATCCTTTCTATCGTGACGTAGATGGTTTCGATGAGGTAGAGCGAACCAATGAACAGGGCCACAAGAATCCCCGCATCGAAGGCGGTCATCGGGCGCCCCCCAAGGTTCGCCAGGTATCCCCGAACGGCCTCTATCATCCCTTCCTCCTTGTGAACCAGGCTGGCCCCATTATAGCGGGGCGCTCCCATTTTGTCAAGGGTTTTTGGTTACAGTTTGGTTACAAAGTCCCGCGATTTGCGTCGCGAAGTCGTTGCAGTTCCCGCCCGCCATGGCCTCGCGATGGCACTCATGGGGCCTGGCGGGGCGGTCGCTCCGGCCCCCGTTCAGGTAGTGAACGCGGTCGGCGGCCAGTTCGGCAGCGGGGTGTTCGCTCTCTGTAACCCATTCCCAATTCGGCCCATAGAACCCAACCTTGAAGGCGCCCCCTTCGCGGATGTAGAGCCATTCGTGGGAGCGGAGGCCATAGTGGTAAACGCGAACCTCAAACTTGGGCGCCTTCGCCATCACTTTTTCCCCTTGGGCTGAATCACGCCATACGGCTCCCCAACCTTTTTCAGCTTGGACAGTCCGGGGTAAATGGCTTCCAGGGCTTCCAGGTGGGCTGTCTCCCAGGTGACACGGCCCTTGTAATAGACCACTGAAAGGCGCTGGCCAGTGGCTGAATGGCCCTCGGCCACGGCGCGGGCCTTGATGGCGCTTTCGGCCGAGGCGATGGCTTCTTCCGCCACGGCCAGGCGGCCCGCGTATTCTGTCTCAATGTCGGCCAGGGCCTTCTTTACAGCGACGGGCGTAACCTGGTCTTCTAGTTCGGCTTGCTCGAGGCGGAGCTTGTCCCGTAGGCCCCTCAGTTCTGCCAGGGCGTCAAGCTGTTCCTCTATCGTCGGCTGTTCCTGTGACATGGTTTCCTTTCTATGGTGAGGGGGCCTGGCGGCCAGGCCCCCTACATTCTGCTACTGGCCCTGCTGGACCTTCCCCTCGGCAACCAGGTTGTCGAGGGTTGGGGCGGCGCCTTCGTTCTTCAGACAGGCTTCCATCTTCTGTTCCGGCGTCAGCTTGTTCCACTCATCATCGCCCA